ATGGGACGAGAAGTAGTATTTGCCAACATACGAAAAAGAATGATAGCAATGATAGCTGGCGGTGTGATACTCACGCTAATGGGTGGATTTATCTCATTTGCGGCGGTAGTAGCCGGTGAATACGGCGTATTGATACTTGGACTTTTTGCTCTTACGCCTGGTGTTATATTTCTTATATTTGGTACGTCACGGAGGACGCACCCTGAAAAGAGCGGCATATTCAAAGCCAATCCCGATCTTTTACAGCAGGCTGACGAGCTTTACGCCAACATACAATATCAGGACGATCATATTATCGTATCCGACAGGGTGCTTGCCAACAAGAAAGCGCCATTTCAGATGTGCTGGCGAGAGGAAGCCTACGGCATTTACCAGCACACAGCGAGTATGAATTTCATCAGCTACACCAACGAGATAATCGTCTGCACGAAGCACAAGAAGAATATACTGCGTTTTAACGTATATGCCAAGGGCAAGGACACCGCCATGGGGCTTATGCAATTGCTTTCCCAATGTTGTCCCAACGCAATGGTAGGTTACACTCCTGAAACGCTTGCATATGTTAAGGAGATGCAGAGGCGTGCTCAGCAATAGATGATGGACAAGCTCTTTGTGCTTAAATTTGCACAAAGGGCTTGACTTTTTTTGTGATTACTTGTATAATAGTATAGTTGACACAAGGAGATGTACCCAAGTGGCTGAAGGGTCCGCACTCGAAATGCGGTAGTACGGCAAAACCGTAGCGAGAGTTCAAATCTCTCCATCTCCGCCAAACGAACAAAAACCACCGTAAATACGGTGGCTTTCTTTTGTATACACGATTTTTACACGATTGTGTTCAATATCTTCACTGCACGTTCTTCCTCTCGTGGGTAGAGGTGCGAGTAGGTGTCCCATGTCATTGATATGTTGGAGTGACCTAAACGCCGTGCTATCTCCTGAATGTTTATGCCCTCATTGGCGAGCAGGGAAGCGTGGCTGTGACGGAAGTCATGAATACGGATACGTTTGACACCTGCCAAGTCTGCAAACTTCTTATTTGTCTTTTCAAGGGACGTGTCACGGATAGGACGCTCACCGCCGCAGATGTACATATCATCGCTGAACTTTGGCACTGCTTTCTTACAGCGTTCGTAATGTTCTGACAGCACTGCTCTTAACGGCTCTGGTATCTGTATCGTACGTATGCTTGGCTTGTTCTTTGGCGGCGTGATACGATCACCGCCTTTGAGCTTCTGAGCAATGCTCTTGGTGATAGATATGTAGCTGTCTTTTATATCCGTCCATTGCAGAGCGTATATCTCGCCTTTTCGCATACCCATGTAAAATGCTATGTTGAAAAATACATAGTAGTTCCATTCGTACATTGAGCCGCCGTCCTCTGCTTCCTGAGCGTAATTCTTAGCTGCCGATATGTATTTCTTGAACTCGTCAGGCGTGTAGAAAAGCATTTCTTTCTTGGCTTCAAGGGGCGCTTTGAAGTTGCCTGCGGTTATAACGGGGTTTTTCGGAATGTATTCCATTTTCACAGCATAGTTCATCATTGCACGAAATTCGCCATAAATGTTCTTTCGAGTGACGATAGCCAATCCCTGCTCTGACAGCTCCTGTTTCCACTTCTGAACCATTGGTACGTTCAGATTATCTATCCTCACGCTTTCAAAGGTGGGCAGGACGTTCTTTTTCAGTATTCTTAGGGACTTGTCCAGTGATGTTTCACGGACCTCTGAACACTTGGCGGTGATGTACTCCGTGAATAGCTGTCCGATAGTCATTTTTGGAGCTATCTCTTTAGTATTGAGCTTTTGTGTAAGCTGGATTTCAAGCTGCTTAGCCGCCTCTGCGCCAAACGCCACACGGTCTATCTGATGAGGCTTTCCGAAACTGTCCGTATAATTGACACGCACACGATATTTTTGCAGACCGTCTTTTCTGATGTTCTTTCCGTTCTTGTCCGTCATTTTGTAGATCGGCATAAATATTCCTCCTATTCTTGACACTCCTAAAAAAGTGTGCTACAATAAAAGGGCAAAATTCGCCCTTTCGTGGTTGTTGGGTGTGAATTTTCTGAGCTGATACTGTCAATATCGGCTCACCGTCCTCTGAGTGTTTGCGGCACTCAGGGGATTTTTTTTATTTTAAAGCTGTATAATTATAGTTTCAGTATCAAAGCCGTCAGACCAATCATCGGAATTAAAGATATGAAAACTGAATTCAAAAGTTTGCATATCGTCTTCGGATATAGAATTTTCCTCTAATGACCAACTATTAATTCCTATTGAATCATTTGCTTTTTTACCTGCATTGACATCCGCAGACATTGTTGTATCAACCATAAAGCCGTTCGCAGAAAAATCACGAACCTGAACTGTATAATTTGTGCTCGTGCTATTTTCAATCAGTACTTTGATTTCTGGACCAAATATACTGCTTGTATAATCCATACCAGTAAAGGTAATCTTAATTCCGTTATTATCAAACAAAACTTGATCTTTGGGTTCTTCAGCAGTAGTTGTTGTAGTGGTGGTAGTAGCTTTAGTGGTCGTAGTAGTCGTTGTTGTGGTAGGCTTTTCCGTCGTTGTTGTCGTTTCTTCCGTCGTAGTCGTAGTCTCCGCTGTGGTTGTCGTCGTTGTGGTTTCCTCTGATGTTGTAGTAGTGGTAGTTGTTGCAGTAGTGTTTTCACTTGAAGATGAGCTGTCACCACTTCCACAAGCGGACATTCCGCAAACGAGCGATAATGCAATTACTCCAGCTATAAACTTCTTCATAAAAAACTTCCTCCTTGTAATTCAATAATTTCCGACATTTGTAAACAATTTATTGAAATTATTTACATTGTCTTAAATTGGTGATATAATGTATTTGTAATCATGCGGGAGAAAATTCTGTGTGCTATCCCTGTCAGTATTTGCGGTACTGACGGGGACTTTTTTATATCACCCTGTTATAATATCCATACAATTCACAGACCTTGACCATAAAATCTTCGGTCACACCGAAAAACTCGGCAAGTTCCCATATTTCAAGGATACCATTTTCAAATGCTTCTATCAGCTCGTCCTCTGTGACGAGCTTTTTTATTGCCCATTTATCTGCACGAAACTCCATTCGAGAACGAAGCTCCAGCGTTCTTTCGTTATAAAATGCACCTGTTTCACAATGTCCCAGCTCGTGAGCCATTATGACAGTTTCTTCTGCTCTCGTGGTGATCTTCTTAGAGTCTACCACAATCGCACATCGTCCCCTATCACTAATGGATATGGACTTCTGCTCATTTCTTAGCTTTCCGTCAATAACTATAATGTCTCTGCCCTCCGCAAAATTGCGCAGTTCAGCACTATCCATATGTACCGCCTCTATTCTTTATTTTTCTTATCCTCTCTCATCTGCCGTGCTATCTGAGCGTAATGCTTTACGTCTGCAAGCACATCATCATCAACGTCTGCCGTCCCCCAGAGAGCGAACTTGATGTTATCGTCCATATCCGAACTCTGTGACTCGGTCTTATTGCCTGTCATGAGATAGTCTGTTGAAACGTCAAAAAGTTTCGCTATCTTTGAAATCGCCTCAGAGGAAAGAGTTTTACTTCTACCTTGTTTCAAATCTGTGATAGATCCTCTACTTACCATTGCTTCTTTACACATTGCCGTTATTGAAATTTTATGTTCCTTGCACAGATTTTCAATTCTTATGTACAATTCTGACATAGTTACACCTCAATTTTTGTGCAACCGTACAATCTTACGACATTCCGTAATAAAATTTAATTTATCTATTGACATTTACGGAGAAACGTAATATAATACAAACATAGACAGTACGGAAGAACGTAATAATTTATCTCACAAATACATTGTATTACATTTTTCCGTAAAAGTCAATACTATAATCAGTTGTATTTTTAAATATTGTGCAAAGGTGGTGTTAATTATTAGTGAACGTAAAAGACCGCTGACTGAGTATGGCGTGGAAGTCAAGGTACGTCTTGTTAAACTCAACAAGACACAGAAGTGGCTCATTGAGGAAGTCAAGAAGCTTCTTCCTGAAACTTATCTCGATACATCTAATCTGTATAAGATAATGACAGGTGAGATAAAGTCTACCAAGATAGAAACGGCTATCAATGAAGTCCTTGACATTAATTATACTCAGAACGCTGAAAATGTCAACAGCTAACAGTCCGATTGAACGGACAGAAATGGGTGAGAAATTATGTTTGATGAATTTCGGCAAAATGTCAAAACAATTGCGAAGTCAAGGCACTTAACATATGCTAAAATAGCTGAAAAATCGGGTGTGAAAGAAAGTACGATCAAAGCATTTATGTGTGGTGCAACTGATAGCAGACGTATTGCTGAAAACATTGCAGCTGTACTCGGTGTAGAGATCGTGTACAGCAACGGTAAGTACAAAATCAACAGTAATAAGATAGAGAAAGAAGGTGAACCAATGACAGACAACATTGAATTGAGGGGCTGCGACAGTGCAATGACAAGACAGGTCATTGTCACAAAAGCACTTAAAGGCTCAGGAAAAGAAAATGACCCATATCGAGAGGTCACGCAGTATTGGTCTTTGACAGGCAAGCTGCTTTTTGAGCTGACAGACGAGGACGGACAATAATACTACCCAACAGCCACAAAATATAAAACGAGGAGGAATAAAAATGAGGTCACCTGACATTGAAATGGCAGTGCGGCTGTACTATGAAAAGCCCGAAATAACCAATGCGGATATCAAGGAGCTGTTCGGCACAGGTGAAACGCAGACTATCAAGATCAAGAAAGCTGTTAAGGAAGAAATGGCAAATCGTGGTGTGAAGTCACGGTTGCCGCACTCGGTCAATACCGAGATAGCCTACGAGGTGTGGGGCATTGATATCGACAACTTCGAGAAAAGGCTTAAAAAACTCCGCACACTTTACGGAAAGGACGTGAGAAAATGATAGCCGTACTAGAGATAATCAGATGTGCCGCAGCGGTAGCGCTCGTTGTGGTGCTTGCAATGTATGTAGCGTACAGGTGGTATGTAAGCGTAAAAGAAACTGCCTACGAGGAAGCTGAGGAGAGCATAAAGCGTGCGGTGAGAGAAGCAGGCAGACCCATAGTCAAGGTCGAAGTTGAAATGAAAGGAAAGTGGTAAAATGGCGTTGATACTGCTGATAACAGTAGCCGTGCTTGCAGCGATAGATGTAGTGATGTACATATTACTTGGCGCCATTGAAAAGCACTGGGAGAAAAAGTTTAAGGAGGATAAAGATGACGAGAGATGAAATAATTCTTGCAGCAAAATGCTGTATAGTAGACAACTGTGGACCATGCCCACTTATGGGTACGGATAATTGCATTACTGGTTTCATGAATCATATTCTCGAATACATGAAAAACGAGCCTGCACCTGCGGCAACAGGCACAAGCTCGGAGGTATCAAAAGATACCAGTTCAATATTACACCTTGATGATAGCACAAAAGCAGCGATTTGTCAAGCATACAAAACTGCTGATGAAGCTTGCTCAAATATACTTACTGTCTATGAAGGAATGTCAGAATGTGAGCAGAGAGCCTTTGATATTGGAGAGGCATACGGAAAAATATTCGACACAAGATGTAAGCTTGAAGAACTGAGAGGCGGTGACGGCAATGAACATTAACGCAAAGAAAGCTCAGGACAAGCTGTCGCAGGAGCTGTCTGCCGCTAAGCTTGGCAAGTATGCGCAGGCGGTGGCAAAGCCTACTCTTGAGGCTCTCAAAACTTTCTGTGAGCAGAACGAGGAGTTCGCTCAGGCGGTCCTACAGACGGACAGGACTTTCGCTGAGTGTGCGGAAAACGCTGTTAAGGGTGCAGGGGGAAGTATCTCGGATATCGAGGTCTACCGCAGAGCTGTAAGCTTTTACTTCAAGGGTGCGGACGTTCATTTCAATATGACGATCGACCTGCGCGACGGCTCAGACAGCAATGAAACGGCAAAACCGTCTGTCAGCCTATCCCTTGACAGCTTGCTTGACTTCTGAGGTAGCAGTATGAAAAAGACAAGAAAAGAGGCTCTTATATACTGCTTTCCTGCGGTGGATAAAGAGCTTATGGATAAGATGAAAGGCAGAGGTGCTAAGAATTATGTGGTGTTCCTCACAAGGGGTGCTGAGCTTTTTGCACGTTGCTTTCACCGATACTCAACGGGCGACCTTGTGGAAAGACAGCGGTATGTGTTCGCCCGTGACGGCTCGGTGAGATACGGCAGCGATAACGGCATTAACTGGTCTGTGCGTAATGACTTCCGTGAGCCTGTCTTTTGCAAGTGCTGTATGGGATATAACTATGATAATTCCTATTCGGTGCTGAACATCAAAGCTATAGACAAGTCGGATATGCGTTACAGTCAACATCAGCATTATCACGGCAATATGCTTATATGTTATCTTCACGCATATTGCAAGCACCCTAATCTTGAGTATCTTATGAAACAGAACTATGACGTAACAAGCGTGAGATACACAGATTGGTGGGGATATCAGGAAAAGTTCCTGCTCTCTCAGCGTGTGAACTGGAAAAGTAATGACCTGCTGAAAATGCTCGGACTGAACAAGACGGAGTTCAAGACACTCAAAGGCAGTGAACATCTGTGGGAGCAGTATCTTGACTATCGTGAGGAATATCCAAAACTCAGACCGGAAGATTTACTGAATATAGCAAAGGTCTTTAAGAACGAACACGGCACTCTTGAACGTCTTGTGAGGATAACAGGGCTTACACCGCAAAGGGTGGCACGATACATAAACGAGCAGGAAATGACACCTCTTGATTACAGCGACTATCTGGAGCAGTGCGAAATGCTGGAGTATAACATTCACGATACAATGATAGCATTGCCACACGATTTCTGGACAATGCACAACAGGCTTACTCAGATCATCAACTATGAGCATGACGAGCTTGTTTTGCAGAACTTCACGAAAAGGCTTGCAGAGCGTGTCTGCCTTGAATTTTCGGCAGACGGCTTACTTGTCAGACAGCCACACAGTTTGAAAGAGATAGAGGACGAGGGCAGGATACTTTCCCATTGTGTGGGTGGATATGCAGAACGCCATGCTATGGGAAAGCTAAGTATAATGTTTCTGAGAAAAGTTTCTGAGCCTGACAAGCCTTACTATACTGTTGAGGTGAGCCAATACGGCGGTATCGTGCAGTGCAGAGGATATAGGAACAACGTGGTACAAAACGGCGGTGAGGACAAACCGCAGGAGATAAAGGACTTTGAACAGAAGTATCAGCGGTATCTTGACAGGGTGTTCGCTGAGAAACGAAAGGAGCGTAAAACAGCATGAACGAACTATCGGCAGAATATATCAGGGCGGCTGAGCTTGACCGCAGGATAAAGACCTCAGCTCAGCTTGCACAGCAGAGCCTTTACGATATGTGTATGGGCTTTAAGGAAATGAGGGACAGCAGGCTTTACAAGGAACTTGGGTACTCAGATTTTGGAGAGTATTGCGAGCAGGAAACAGGCTTTTCAAGAATGAATGTGTACAATTACATTAGAGTGGCTGAAAAATTACCGCAGGATTTTGTAAACTCGAGTTTACAAATCGGAGTTAAAAAGCTGACACTTCTTGCTAAGCTTTCCGATGAAGAGCGAACAGAGCTTGCCGAAAATATCGACCTTGAAAGCACTACTGTCAAGGAGCTCAAAGTAAAAATAGATATTTTGCAGAACGAGCGTGACAGAGCCATGGAGTCAAATGCAGAGGCAAGCCATCAGGTCTTTATGGCGGATAAAAAGGTGCTTGAAATGAAAAATAAGGTAACACAGCTTGAAGCCGAGATAAAGGAGCTTGAGAGCCGTCCTATCGAGGTCGCTGTGGAAACAGACAGCAAAGAGGTGGCAAACCTTAAAGACGCTATGCGACGTGTTGACCTTGACTGGTCGGAAAAATATTCAAAGCTTGAAGAAGACAGCCTGAAAGACCGCAGAGAGCTTTTGCAGAAAGCTGAGCAGGCTGAAAAGGACAAGCAGGACAAGCTTTCACAGCTTCGTGAGGAGCTTGACAGAACTAAGGCGGAGTATGAGAAAAAGCTTTCGGGGAAGACAGAGATCACGTCAACGCAGGACGATAAAGCCATATTCAAGGCTTATCTTTCAACCGCTGTTGACAGCGTAACAAGGCTCGTGGGCTTTCTGAACGAGCATAATGACAGCGACAATTACGGACTTTTCACACAGAAAGCAAGACAGCTTGCGGATATAATCAATTCAAAACTGGAGGTATAAAAATGAAACTTTATGAGCTTACAAACGATTTTCAGAGGCTTTTTGACAGCCTTGAGGATATGACGGAAAATGCCGAGCTTACGGCAGAGGAAAAGGCTGAGGCTGAAAAGGTGTGGTTTGATACACTTGAATGCGTCGAGGCTGAGTTTACGGACAAGGCGGAGAACGTTGCGGCTTATGTTAAGGTGCTGGGCAGCGAGGCGAAAATGCTTGAAGCAGAGGAGAAAGCCCTCAAAGCAAGACGTGAGCAGAAAATCAAGCAGGCAGAGAGCCTTAAAGCTTATCTTATGAACAGTATGCAGAGGGTCAACCTTAACAAAATAGAGGGCGTTATGGCTAAGATAAGCATTACAAAGGGCAGGGAAAGCACCGAGATAACAGACCCGAAAGCCTTTGTGGAGTGGGCAAAGGTCAATGATGACAGCCTGCTGAAATACAAAGATCCTGACATAAGCAAGACGGCTGTCAAGGCGGCTATTGAAGCAGGCAGAGAGATCCCATATGCGGCTGTTGTCCGCAGACCGGGACTGACCATAAGATAAGGAGGGAAAGAGAATGGGACTTGCGATACTTGTATTAGGCTTTTCAGGAAGCGGCAAATCTGCTTCCCTGAGAAATTTCAAAGAAGACGAGCTTGCTCTTGTGAACGTGAATGGAAAACAGCTTCCGTTCCGCACGCAGTTTAAGTCAACGATACATACCGACAATTACGGCGAGATAGAACGCTTTATGAAAGCTCAGACGGCAAAGTCCATAGCCGTTGACGATAGTCAGTATCTTATGGTGAACGAGTTTATGCGCCGTGCAAAGGAAACGGGCTATCAGAAGTTCACTGACATAGCAAAGAATTTCTGGGAGCTTGTGAGAAGCGTTGAAATGCTTCCGGAGGATGTTATCGTGTATTTTCTCAATCACCTTGATACAGGCGAGGACGGCAGGCAGAAAGCTAAAACTATCGGCAAGCTGCTTGATGAGAAGATAACTGTCGAGGGTATGTTCACAACTGTGCTTAAAACTGTTGTGGTTGACGGCAAGTATCTTTTCGCCACTCAGACGGACGGCACTGACACTTGCAAAAGTCCTATCGGGCTGTTCGACAGTATGTATATAAGCAACGATCTGAAACTTGTTGATGAAGCGCTGAGGACATACTATCACCTTGCAGACGAGCATATCTGCTCAGAGTGCGGAAAGACGATAATGTCAGACGGCAAGCGCACAGTTCAGCAGATAATAGACGGCTCGATGAAGAATTACGGCAAACAGCTTTGCATGAAATGCGTTCTGAAAAGGGTAAAGGCGGCGAAGTCCAATGAAACTGCGAACGTATCAGAATGAGCTGGTGGAACAGGTAAGAAAGGCTTGGCGTGCAGGGTATAAAGCACCCTGCATAGTCCTGCCCTGCGGTGGAGGAAAGTCCTGCATAGTGGCTGAAATGGCAAGGCGAACGACCTTTAACGGCAAGCGTGTGCTGTTTCTCGTCCACAGACGTGAGCTTGTGGAGCAGATAAAAAAGACGTTTATCCGCTGGGGCGTTGATATGAAGCTCTGCGAGGTGGGTATGGTGCAGACTATTACAAGACGGCTGAAAAAGCTGCCAAAGCCTGCACTTATCATAACTGACGAAAATCATCACAGCCTTGCTCAGTCATACAAACGCATATACGAATACTTTTCGGACGTGCCGAGAGTGGGCGTTACTGCGACTCCTGTCCGCCTTAATGGCGACGGGCTTGGTGACGTGAACGACAAGCTTATCATTGGCGTATCCGCAAAATGGCTTATTGATAACAACTGTCTTGCACCTTATGACTACTATGCTCCTGACGTTGCCGACCTTACAGGGCTTCACGTTTCTCACGGAGAATATATGGCGGCTGAAATAGAAAAAGCAATGACAAAAAATACTGTATTCGGCGATGTCATAAAGTATTACAAACAGTTAGCAAATGGCAAAAAAGCGGTCTGCTACTGTGCTTCTGTAAGACATTCTCAGCGAACGGCAGATGTATTTAATGACAACGGCATAAAGGCGGCTCATATCGACGGCTCGACCCCAAAGGCAGAACGTGACAGCATTATCTCAGCTTTCCGCAGGGGAGATATAGCGGTGTTGTGCAACGTTGACCTTATCTCAGAGGGCTTTGACGTTCCTGACTGCGAGTGTGCCATACTCCTGCGACCCACCAAGAGCCTTACTCTTTACATTCAGCAGGCTATGAGATGTATGCGGTACAGACCAAACAAGAGAGCCGTCATAATCGACCACGTTGGCAACTATGCAAGATTTGGTATGCCTGACGACGACAGGGAGTGGAGCTTGGAGAAAAAGCCGAAAGCTCAGCATAAAAAGCAGGAGCAGAGCGACAAGGTGAAACAATGCCCCGAATGTTTCTATACTTTCTCTGCTCCTCCTGCGGGGGTGAAAGTATGCTGTCCTCACTGCGGATATGAGTTCCCCTCAGCCGAGAGAAAGCTTGAAACTGACAGCAGCGTGGGTCTTATAAAGGTGGAGGGATTTAAGCTTGACTTTTCAAGTCCTGCCGATTGTCATACCTATCCCGAACTTTTGCAGTATGCGAAAAGTCACGGCTACAAATCAGGCTGGGCGTATTATCAGGCAAGGCAAATGGGGCTTATAGGTTGACGGAAGAACACAGGATACAAAACGAGATACGCTGTGCGGTGTCGCCCTACTGCACTGTCTTTCGTGTGAACGTGGGCGAGGGAAAAACTGTTGACGGCAGATATTTCACCACAGGCGTGCCGAAAGGTTTTTCAGACCTGTTCGGTGTAAGGCATAAGGACGGCAGAGCTGTCTTTATCGAAGTCAAAACAAAGTCGGGGCGAGTTCGTCCTGAGCAGAAGAATTTCATAACGAAAATGCGTGAGTGCGGAGCATTGGCAGGCATATGCCGATCAGCAGAGGACGCAGTAAATTTACTAACGGAGGAATAAAAAATGGGATTTAAGTCAAATCAATCAGAGGCATTTCAGAACGGATTAAAGCCTGAGGGCGACTATGAGTGCATCATAACCGCTATCGAGGAACGCACAACAAAGAAAGGCTCGGTGGGTCTTAACTTCACTCTTGTCATCAGAAATGACGTGCAGGGTCAGAAATACGGCAACTCCTGCCTGTTTCACACCATATGGAAAAAGCATGAACCTAACGAGAACGATATGCAGGTGGAGGGCTACAACTTTGCTCAGCTTATGGTAATGGGCAAGGCGGCACAGCTCCCTGACGGCAAGGAGTATGACAGCCTTAAAGCATACTGCACCGACCTGCTGAACAAGTGCATAAGGGTCAACCTCAAGCACGAATCAAACCCTAATTACAAAAACGGAGAGCCGCAGGAACGCATTAATTTTGTCAGCCCTACAAAGTATCCTGAGTGCAAGCATAAGTTCAAATCCTCTGCACCGAAGGCGGACAGCTTTGCGACTAAGCAGACGGGCTTTGCAACGCCTAAGACAAATACGCAGGCTGACAGCGCCATAGGCTCGCTTGAAGATTTTGAGGACGTGCTTACAGATGACGGCGTGCCGTTCTGATTTCTGAGAAAAGCGAAAAGTCATAGTGCTTTTGCATAAAAACGCAGATGATATTTTGTGCAAACAAATGATTTATATTTTAATTTGGCAACATTTCTGCAATTGTTGCATTTTTAATGCAACTTTTTGGGTGCTTTTCGGGGATAAGTGAAAGGCTTTGACTTTTCAAAATTCATGTTAGGAGTTGGATATATGTACGAACAAATACCGCAGGAGCTTAAAGCCCTGCCAAACTGGATATGCTGGGACGCTGTGCCTGACCCCAAATCGCACAGCGGCATAAGAAAAATTCCTATCAATCCTAGAACAGGGGGAAAAGCGATGTCTAATAATCCGTCTACATGGACGGATTATGACACTGCTGTAAGAATATCTGAAAACTATTCAGGCATAGGATTTATGTTTAAAAACAGTGGATACTTTGGAGTTGACCTTGACGATATGCCGCAGGATCTTGAAAGCTACCAAAAAGGCGAGCATAGAGGTGTGATTTATGAATTTGTAAATATACTTCAAAGCTATACAGAATTATCGCAATCCGGTAATGGTATACACATAATCTGCAAAGGTAAACTGCCTAAAGGAGGCAGAAAAAAAAAGACAGAAAAAGGCGGATTTGAAATGTATGATGATGTCCGCTTCTTTATCATGACAGGCAACTCCTGCTCAGAATATGAGAGTATCGCAGAGTGTTCCGACAGCATAAAACCATTGCACGAAAAGTATATAGGCGGCGGTCACGAGCCTGTGGCAAAGGCTGTTCCTACTGTCAGACTTGACACCGCAGACCAGATAATCAAAGCGGCGGCAGGAGCAAAGAACGGTGGAAAGTTCGTGTCGCTCTACAGCGGCAGCACCGCAGGGTATACTTCGCAGAGTGAAGCTGATATGGCGTTCTGCTCGATGCTTGCCTTCTGGACAGGCTGTGACGCAGAGAAGATGGATATGATATTCCGCTCCTCAGGTCTTATGCGTGAAAAGTGGGACAGAGCGCAAAGCGGTTCGACCTATGGCGCACTCACGATCCAGAAAGCCATTGCAGATTGCGACAAGACCTATTCGCCAAAGTTCGCAGGGGGATTTTCTCTTAACTTTAAGTCACCCTCTGAACCGATTTCTGTGGGTGCTGTGGAGCAGGAAGAAACCAAGCCAAGACTTTATTCATTTGACGATACAGGCAACGCAGAACGCTTTGTTGACCTTTTTGGCGAGCAGGTGAGATACTGTTATACAGACAAACGCTGGCTTTGGTATGACGGCAGAAAGTGGTGTACCGATATGACAGGCACAGTTAAACGCCTTGCAGATAAGGCTGTGGCTTGTATGGCGGCAGAGGCAAAGGTGTACGCTCAGCTTGACGCAGACGAGGGAACGGATATGGCAAAGGCTTTTGAAAAGCATATGAAGTCCTGCCGTTCTAACAAATCAAAGAACGCAATGCTAAGCGAGGTCATGCACCACGTTCCTGTTCTGCCTGCTCAAATGGACAGATTTAAAACTGTTCTCAATACCCCGGGCGGAGTTATCGACCTGCGAAGCGGCGGCATATCTCCTCACGACCCTATGACATATCTGACGAAAATGACAGCCGTTGAGTATTCAGAGAATGCCGATTGTCCTCGCTGGCTTGCCTTTCTTGACGACATTTTCAGAGGAGATAAAGACCTTATCAGATACGTTCAGAAAGCTGTGGGATATTCCCTGACAGGCTCGACCACCGAGCAATGTGCGTTCTTTCTTTACGGAACAGGACGAAACGGCAAGTCAACTTTCATTGATATCATAAGGGATATTTTCGGGGACTATGCGGCAAATATCCAGCCTGAAACTATTATGGTGCGTTCAAATCTGAGCACCGCCATAAACAGCGATATTGCAAGGCTCAAAGGAGCAAGGCTTGTGACGAGCGTTGAGCCTAACGAGGGCGTGCGTATCAACGAGGGTCTGCTCAAACAGCTTACAGGCGACGATACTGTTACCGCAAGAAAGCTTTACGGCGACGAGTTTGAGTTCAAACCTGAGTTCAAGCTTTGGATGGCGACAAACCATAAGCCTGTCATCAGAGGAACGGATACGGGCATATGGCGCAGGATACATATGATACCCTTCACCGTGCAGATACCCGAAGAAAAGATAGACCGCAGGCTGAAATACAAGCTGTCGGCTGAGCTTACGGGCATATTCCGCTGGGCAGTTGAGGGCTGTCTGCTGTGGCAGAAAGAGGGACTTAAAATGCCTCGTGCCGTCCTTGAAGAAGTGAGGGAGTACCGCCGTGAAATGGACGTTATCTCTGCATTTGTTGAGGATAAGTGTACTGTGGGCAAGGGTCTGAGCGTTAAGTCAAGTCAGCTTTTTGCGGCATATCTTAACTGGGCTGAGCAGAACAATGAATATCGTATGAGTTCAACAAAGTTCGGTATGGAGCTTGCAAAACGCTTTGAGAAAGTAAGAACAAGGGGCGGTATATACTTCAATGGGCTGTCACTTGATAATGTGTAAGTAATTGTAAGCGTGTAGGGTTGTGTAGGGTTGAAGGGTTTTTCTAACCTTTCGTATTAGAAAATAAAAAAGAATATATATAAAGAAAGAGTTCTTGAAAAACAGCGAAAACCCTTCACAACCCTTCACAGAGGGGGTATCAACTATAAAGATAGATTTCAAAAGAATGTCACAAGAAGAGTTCACACGGTATGAAGATATGGCAATAGACGGCAGGCTCATCTATGACGAATATCCTGCTGAGGAATATAAGTATTTCTCACAGTTATCAAGACTTGGCTACAAGAACAGGCACGAGGGGTGGTCGAAAGAGATATGCGAGGACAAGCAGGCAGAATACAAGCGGGAGTATCTTCACAGCAAAGAGCGAAACGGCAGGTTTTTCAGGCAAGCTTGCATAATGCAGGAGAATATCCGCAGAGGGCAGACAACGGTCTGGAAGATAAACAAAACGCAGGACAGGGAAGAAAAGCTCACATATGCATTGCAGGCACTTGAACTGATACTCTGCGACGAGGGGCTTGCAAAACATAACGGAGTAAACTTACCTGAATATGCAGGCTGTGAATACTGCAATGGAGTAACAGAGTGGAGCGAAAAGCTTGGTGCAGACGGCAAGGAAGTCCGCTTTGAGTTCTGTCCTGTTTGCGGAAGAATGATCGAGGAGGTACAAAATGACAATACAAGAAAAGATATCACGCTATCAGCTGATACCGAAGCTCATAGCCAATCTTGAAGAAAACAGGGCAAGGATACTGAATGGGAAAGCCGTATGCTATGACAAGAATGACAGTTCGGCAGGAACGCCCGGCAACACGGCTGAAAGCTCAATGCTGAGTTATGCCTGCAAGGGTGAGAAACAAAAGGAGCTGAGCGAAGAGCGTGCAAGGCTCACGCAGGAGATACAAGCTGAGATAGACGAAATGTTTTGCAATGAGGAAGCTGAAACCATAGATACTGCAAGGATAATCAAGCTGTATTTCATCAACGGTATATCGGTGAAGAAGATAGCTCACAACTATATTTTCAGAGATTACAAAACTGTGCTGAGAATGTTTCACAATGGTTGTGAGAAATTAAATATACCACACAAGACCACTCAATACCACTTGCAGGAACGCACATAGTATGATATCATTACAATAGCCAATAAGGCAAGCAAACATTTGCGGACCTCCATAAAAAAGTCCGACGGGGCGAAAGCTCCGTATGCAGGTCGAGAGCGTGCCAGCTCAACATCTGCTCCAACATTTACAAAACTCCTTATAATATTTTCACAAGGGCGGCTGCATTTTGCGGTCGCTTTTGCGTTGCACGGAGGTATACAATGCCAATACCAAGACCAGACCGAAGCGGCTCACATCAAACACAGTTTCGTATCAACAAGAAGAAGATATATGCTACCCAAACAGTCTGCGGTATCTGCGGCAAGCCTGTTGATTTTTCCTTGAAATATCCTCACCCTTTGTCGGCTTGTATAGATCACATCATACCCATAGCAAAAGGCGGTCACCCCTCAGCCCTTGAAAACCTACAGCTTGCTCATTGGTGTTGCAATCGTCAGAAATCTGATAAATTGGTAGAAAAACAGGTGTTTGACCAAAAGGTTGAAGCCGTATCCAACCGTGTTTTACCGCAAACTTTTGATTGGAAGTCGATTTAAGCACGAATTTTCACGAAATTTCCAAATTTTTTTAGCATATGGGGGTATACCACCCCCTTTGAGGGTACTTTTCACGTTCACGCCTTCATTGTGTAAATATCTCGCAGAATTTTAAACAGGAGCAAAAATATGACAAACGAAATATACGGAATTGACTATCTGCGACGCAGACTTGCCGATAAACAAACACGAGTGCTATTGAGATATAAGTACTACGAAATGAAAAATAACGCACAGGACTTTTCGAGCCTTGCTCCCGAAAAATTCAAGGGGCTAAAGGAAACTGTCGGTTGGTGTGCGAAAGCAGTCGATAGCCTTGCTGACCGCTTGCAGTTCGATGAATTTCAAAATGATGAATTTGATCTGAGCGAAATATTCTTGTCAAACAATCAGGATATACTCATTGATTCTGCGGTGCTTTCGGCTCTTATCTCAGCGTGTTCTTTCGTCTATATCCGAGAAGATAACGGCTATCCTCGCCTGCAGGTCATTGACGGCTCAAATGCCACCGGTATCATTGACCCTGTGACAAATCTGCTTACCGAGGGCTATGCAGTGCTTGAGCGTGACAGCATGGGTGTTGTAAAGACAGAGGCTTATTTCATGGCAGGCATGACGGAAATATACTCCCATGGCGTGCTTGTTCAGCGTATACCAAGTTCTGCACCATATGCACTGCTCGTGCCGATAATATATCGTCCTGACGCAAAGCGTCCGTTCGGTCACAGCCGTATTTCAAGAGCCTGCATAGCCTATACGCAGACAGCTCTCAGAACTATAAAACGCTCTGAGGTGTCGGCTGAATTTTACAGCTTTCCTCAAAAATATGTGCTTGGATTATCTGAGGACGCAGAGTTCAATAACCGCCTTGCTACGATATCCTCTTTTCTGAACTTCACGAAAGACGGCGACGGCGATCACCCCATTGTAGGACAGTTTCAACAGCAATCAATGACGCCATATACTGAACAGCTGAGAACACTTGCAAGCCTGTTCGCAGGAGAAACAGGACTGACCCTTGATGACTTGGGCTTTGCCACCGAAAACCCCTCCAGCGCAGAGGCTATCAAGGCAGGTCATGAAAACCTACGATTAACGGCACGCAAGGCGCAGAGGACGTTCGGAACAGGTCTGCTCAATGTGGGCTATCTTGCCGTTTGTATCCGTGACAGATACGCATATCAAAGAGATGCGTTCAGAGATACAAAAGTCGCATGGCTGCCTATCTTTGAGCCTGACGCTGCGGCACTCTCGGGTGTGGGCGACGCTATCTTGAAAATAAATCAGGCTGTTCCTGACTACTTAGGTGCAAGAAACATAAAGGCTCTCACAGGTATGGAGAGTGACGGCAAATGAGCGCACTTTCAGACAAAATAAAAAGCGACCTTGTCAAGCTTTCAAAAAGCGACAAACATTTGCAGAGCATTATAAAAAGGCTTGAAAGCGGTAAAGCAAACCTCACTGATGTTGATGACTTCGCACAGGCAACAGGAACTGTGCTGAAAAAAGTCTTTGAAAAAAGCATAACCGAAAGCCCAAAGGCTTTTACAGATGAACAGCTTATTGCTGAGATACTCCGTGATATATTCGGTGATAACTACGATCTTATAAACTCTGTGGCTGAGAATATCCAAAAGCAGCTTGATAAGGTGGCAGGCATAGGCATAAAGCCACAAAGAGCAGATTTCCCCTCTGAGAGGATAGAAAATCTTGCAAAAGTAACTGCTCAAAAGGACCTTACCGACAAGACGGCACTAAGCGAGTTCACTGCGTCAGTTGAGAACATAAACGGCTCTATTTTCACCGATTATGTCAAAACAAATGCTGACTTTCGCAGTAAGGCAGGACTTAAAGTCTACGTTATCCGTTCAGACCACAGCAAGTGCTGCGCATGGTGTTCAAAGCTTGCAGGAAAGTACGTCTATCCTGATGTTCCAAAGGACGTGTGGCGGCGGCATAAGCGCTGCACCTGTGAGATAACCTACGTCAATGAAAAGGCAGGCACATATGATCAAATAAGCTATTCAGACGTTCAAAACGGCAAAGAGATCGAAACACGCAAGCAGGTCACAAGGCTCACACCTGAGCAGGCGAGAGCTAAGGAAAAAGAAGTGCTTAGCAGGATTGACAAATCGAAAAAAAGTGGTATAATGAAATCAGGAAGAAACCTTGAACGAAAAGAGCAAAACATAGGTGCGTTCTCAACGTTGACAGTGCCAATGCAGAAAAGAGAAATTCTGAACATATGTAGAAAATATTCTATTGATACTAGCGGAATAACCTTTAAGATTCAGCGTTCTGAAAAACTCCTTGCACTTCCTTTTTATGGCTCAACAGACTATAATAACATAGGAAGAATAGACTTGTTCCCAAGTGCATTTTCTTCTGAAGAGGAATTAGTAAAAACCATATTGCATGAAAAGTGCCACGTTTTACAGCTAAAGAAACATGGCAAAGCATATGCTCAGCAAAACTTAGATTTAATGGAAAAACAAGCTTATAGGTTTGAACGATTATTTTATAGCTTGGTTACAAAGAGGTGATAGTATGAAATGGCTTGACAATCTAGCGAGTATAAAGCAGCTCCATAAGGCAGGCAAATGCCCATATTGCGGACAAGAAAATACAGATTACAGATTGCTTGAAATAAGCAGTGGTAAAGGATATGGAGATGTTTGGTGCAATGACTGTAAAAAAGCTTTTCATATTTCTCGTATAGAAGTATCAGAGACAGACATTCGAGAAAAGCAGTTACCTCCTGAACTCAAATATTAGTTAATAACCGCTCCGCTACGGCGAGGCGGTATTTTTATACCCAAAATCAGAAAGGACGGATAAATATGAATTTCGGACAGGCGATCGAAGAAGCAAAGAGAGGTAAGAAAATAGCAAGAAAAGGTTGGAATGACAAAGGACAGTATGTTGAGCTTGCCACTAATGTTAGTTATAAATCACCTAATGGTACTGTGACAAATGTAGACCATAAGGATATGGGCAATAAAGCATTAGCGTTTGTGGGAACTTCTGGCGTACAACTTGGCTGGCTTGCAAGTCAAGCAGATATGTTGTCGGAAGATTGGCAGACAATAGACTAATCAAACATCGGAACTAAGCACCTTAACGGGTGCTTTTTTCATACCCAAAAGGAGGTAATTCCCTATTGAGGATAAGAGAGTCGGCAGGCAGACCCCCACCACAGCCCTTGTCCTGCCTTATGAACAGACTAAGGGCAACGAGGCTGTAGAGTTATATAACAGCACAGGCAGAACTGCTCAGGAATGGCAGGAAATACAGCTATATGACATCATGGCGACCAATGGCGAAGGCTTGTGGACGCATATGAAATACGGCTACAGCGTGCCAAGACGTAACGGAAAATCTGAAATACTTATAATGCGTGCTCTCTGGGGACTTATCCACGGAGAGCGTGTTCTTTATACGGCACACAGAACGACCACCTCTCACAACGCATGGGAAAAGGTCATTGAACGTCTTGCAAAGGCAGGATATACCGAAAAAGAGGATTTCAAGACTACAAAACAGTTTGGCCTTGAACGTATTGAGTGGCTCAAAGATAATGACGGAGGTCTTATCAACTTCCGTACACGGTCATCAAAAGGGGGACTTGGTGAGGGCTATGACCTGCTCGTTATAGACGAGGCTCAGGAGTACACGGCTGACCAAGAAAGTGCATTGAAATACGTTGTTACCGATTCTGCAAACCCTCAGACACTGATGTGCGGCACTCCTCCCACTGCGGTATCATCTGGAACTGTGTTCTATCAGTACCGCCGTGATACGCTTAGCGGAACTAACGTTGACAGCGGCTGGGCAGAGTGGAGCATACCTGAAATGGCTGACGCACATGACCCTGAACTGTGGTATGAAACAAATCCCTCACTCGGCACGATATTAACCGAGCGTAAGATACGTTCAGAGCTTGGCAAAGACCAGACAGACGATAATATTCAGCGTTTAGGTCTGTGGTTAAGATACAATCAGAAGTCTGCCATAAGCCGAGAGGAATGGCATAACTATCAGTTCGATACAGCACCCACGCTTTCAGGCACGCCTGAACTGTTCTTCGGCGTTAAGTATGCAAGATATACGGCTAACGTTTCTCTTGCAGTTGCAGTTAAAACTTCTGACGGCAAAATATTCGTTGAAGCTATTGACTGCCGCCCTGTGCGAGAGGGGAACGGCTGGATGATCTCATATCTCAGAAATCCTCACGCAAGGCAAGTGACCATAGACGGTGCAAACGGACAGGCTGTGCTTGAAAGTGATATGAAAGACGCAGGAGTTAAGTGTAAGGCTGTGCTGCCAAAGGTTGCTGAGGTGGTGCAGGCGGCAGCTCAGTTTGAGCAAAATCTGTTTGCCGATAAGATATGCCACGCAGATCAACCAGCACTTGAGCAGGCTGTTTCAAACTGTGAACACAGAGCCATAGGCTCAGGCGGAGGTTTCGGTTACAGCTCTATTATGGAGGGTGCTGACATTTCGCTGTTAGAGTCGGTGGTGCTTGCACATTGGAGCTGTGCGAACGCTAAAGAAAAGAAAAAGCAAAAGATAAGCTACTGATATTTGAAAGGAATGATATTATGGCAGAAGAATTTGAGCCTGTCACAACGCAGGAACAGCTTGACAAGATAGTAAATGCCAAGCTGAAGGAAAACACAAACGCTGTCACAAAGCAGTTTGAGGGATATGTTTCCCCTGCTGATATGGCAGAAAAGGTCAAGGGCTATGAAACCACTATAGCAGACCTTACGGCAAAGGGCAAGGCGGCTGAACAGAGCCTTTTCAGGGTGAGAGCCGCACAGGAGTACGGACTTCCTGCGGAGCTTTCTGACAGGCTCAGTGGTGAGGACGAGAAGTCTATAAGAGCCGATGCAGAAAAGATGTCAAAATACTTTAAGGCAGCACACAATGCCCCTGATTTCAGAGCAGAGGGCGACCCAAGCAAAAACAGTGCGGAAAACGCACTTAGAAGAACACTTGAAAAGCTGAAAGGAGAATAATCATGGCAGAAACAATTAAGAGAGGCACACTTCTTGAGCCTGAAACAGTAACAAGCATTTTTTCAACAGTAAAGGGTCATTCCTCCCTTGCAAAGCTTAGCGGCAGAGATCCTGTATCTTTTAACGGCAACGACTATTTCGTTTTCTCTATGGACGATGAGGCGGACGTTATCGGTGAAAGCGAGGCTAAATCCGCAGGCAGTGCTAAGCTCGGAAAGGTGACGATGAGACCGCTCAAGATCGAATACGGCGCACGCTTCAGTGACGAGTTCATCTATGGAACAGACGAGAAAAAGCTTGAAGTCATGAAAGCATTTGCAGAGGGTGCAGCGATCAAGTTTGCTCGTGCTATCGACATTCTCGGTTTTCACGGAATCAATCCGAGAAAGAAAACTGTTGTCGCTGCTCTCGATAATAACTATATCGACAAGGCGGTAGCTGACAATAGTGCAAAGGTCGATTTTGACAGCACAGACCCTGAGGGCAATCTTGAAGACGCTATTGCTCTGCTTGGTGAATACGAGGCAACAGGCTTTGCACTTTCAAAGGACTTTGCCTCTGCACTTGCAAAGCTCAAGGTCAACGGTGTAAAGCAGTATCCTGAGTTTGGCCTTGGTGCAAATCCAGGCAATCTCAACGGCACAGCTTGTGACGTCAACTCCACTGTAAACTTCAATAAGGGTACAGACAGAGCTATCGTCGGCGACTTTGCGAGAGCCTTTAAGTGGGGCTATGCTAAGGAACTTCCTTTGGAGGTCATTCCTTATGGCGACCCTGATAACTCAGGCAGAGATCTGAAAGGACACAATGAGGTGTATCTCAGAACAGAGGCTTATATCGGCTTTGCTATCCTTGACCCTAAGGCATTTGCAGCCGTTCAGGCCGTTCAGGCAACAGAATGAGCAACGTTTATGCCACTATCGACGACATAGCAGTATACGGACGAAAGCTTACATCACAGGAGCAGCAGGCGGCGGATAGTCTTATCGAGACCGCCTGCGCAAAGCTCCGTGTTATAGGCAAGCGTTACGGCGTTGATGTCAATACCCTTGTGACAAGTGATGAAGACTATGCGTTGACAGTAAAGGCGATAATCTCAAAGGCTGTTGTGAGAAGTCTTGACTGTTCGGCTGATAATGCACCACCTGCTGTGCAGGCGTCGCAGGCAGCTATGGGCTATTCGGTGTCAATGACTTATCTCAATTCAGGACAATCTTTATATTTTCTCAAAAACGAGTTGAAAGAGCTTGGTATCATTCGTCAGAGGTGGGGAGCTATGGAGGTATATGACTATGAGAACAATGATAAAGGGAATTTCGGTGAAGCTTAAAGTGCAGACGCAGACAGGCGTTGACGGCTTTGGCAGACCAACTTATGAGGATAGCTGGGAGCTTGTTGACAACGTTCTTGTAGGCGAGCCGTCATCTGATGATGTTATAAGTGAGCTTAACTTATCAGGTAAGCGGATAGCTTACACTCTTGCAATACCAAAAGGAGATACACACGTTTGGGAAAACACAGAGGTCGAGTTCTTCGGCAGGAAATTTTGCACCATAGGTTTCCCTACTGAGGGCATTGAAGAAAACCTGCCCCTCAGCTGGAACAAGAAAGTCAAGGTGGAACTGTATGGGTAAAGTGAAGATAGTTCTTGACCGCAAGGCAGTAAGGCAAATGCTGCGTTCAAAAGAGGCTGAGAACATATGCCGTGAGTTTGCCGACAAAGCGGCACAGCGGCTGGGTGACGGCTACGAGGTGTCCACCTATTCAGGTAAAAAGCGTGTGAACGCAAGCATAAAGGCTGTGACCTACAAGGCGAGAAAGGAAACAAAGCAAGACAATGCCATATTAAAGGCGGTGCTGAGAAAATGATAGAAGAAGTTATGCTGGGCTATCTGAGCAAGAGCCTTGACGTTCCCGCATTTATGGAAGAGCCTGCAAAGCCGCCGCAGAAGTATATCATCATCGACAAGCTTGGCTCGTCTGAGAAAAACAGACTATCTTCGGCGACCCTCGCCGTGCAGTCATACGGCGGCAGCCTTTACGAGGCGGCAAGGCTCAATCACACCGTCAAGGCAGCTATGCGTGACACTGTGATACTTGATGATGTCATATCCTGCAAGCTGAACAGCGACTACAACTACACCGATGAGGAAACAAAACGATACCGCTATCAAGCAGTATTCGACATACGATATTATGAAAAGGAGAGATAACAATGTCAAACACCAACAATGCAAACAACGTTACCGCAGGCAAGCCTAAGATAGGCGGTGCGGTATATCGTGCACCTAAAGGCACAACGCTGCCGACAGACGCAACATCGGCTCTTGCAGCGGAGTTCAAGTGCCTTGGCTATTGCTCAGAGGACGGACTTTCAAACGGCAATGACCGCTCAAACAGCAACGTAGCAGCCTGGGGCGGAGATGTAGTGCTCAATATGACCAACGCAGGCAGCGACACATTCACGCTGACGCTCATCGAAACGCTCAACGAGGAAGTGCTCAAAACTGTCTACGGCTCTGATAACGTCACCACCGCTCTTGAGGGCAAGGACATAACAGTGTCCGTGAACGGCGGTTCTGACGAGGAGAACGTGTACGTTTTCGAGCTTATCCTCAAGGACGGTGCGTTAAAGCGTATCGTAGTCCCTTGTGCCTCTGTAACGGCTCTGGGCGAGATCAAGTATATAGACACTGACGCCGTGGGCTATAACATCACGCTGACAGCCGTCAACGACAGCAAGGGCAACTCACACTATGAGTACATTCACTTGAAGTCTGAATAACAGGAGGAAGATCATATGCTTAAAGGTATCACAAAAAGCGGCTTTGACTATGAGATAGAGGATAAGGCTCTTGACAACTGGGAGCTGCTTGAATCACTTGTGGCGATAGATGAGGGCGACACTGCCGCTATCATCAAGGTGGCAAGACAGCTCCTTTCCAAGGCACAGCTCGGCAGCCTGAAAGAGCATTGCAGAGATAAAGACACAGGAATAGTGTCAAGAAACAAGATGCTTGCAGAGATCGCCGATATACTGAAAGGCGAAGGCTCAGAGGGCGACAAAACAAAAAACGCCTGAGGGCTGTCTGCGGACTTGCCCATATGATATGCCGTGATGAGATGTCGCTTGCCTGCGATCTCGCAGAGGTCTATCACATATACGACTACAAAACGCTGCCGCTTTCCTCAGTGGCGGCGTTTTTTATGGGTCTGCGTCCCGACAGCCGATGTAAGATGCTGCTCTCCGGGGATAAGGTCACTCTTGACACGCTCCTTGCTGCAATGATATATGACAAGCTTGCGTGGCTGCAATGGGCGAAAACGAAAGATGGTGCAAGAGGTGTGAACATACCCGAAACTGTTGTTTCAAAGCTTTTAGGCGACAGTGAGAGCAAAACACGAGGATTTACAAGTATCGAAGAATTTGAAAAAGCAAGGCAAAATCTGATAGGAGGTGAAACGTAATGGCGGAAGGAACTAAGCTTGCGGACGCATATGTGCAGATAATACCTATCTCAGAGGGCATAACAGGCAGAATAAAAGACCTGTTCAAAGACCTGCCCGATGAGGGCGACAAAGCAGGCGACAAAACAGGCAGCTCCTTTGCCTCAAAGCTCAAAAAAGCTGTTGCGGCGGCAGGTGTGGGAGCGGCTATAAGCAAGGTCGTCACCTCTGCATTCACTGAGGGTGCGGCTCTTGAGCAGTCGCTTGGCGGTGTTGAAACACTGTTCAAAAAGCACGCTGATATCGTCAAGAAGAACGCACAGGATGCCTACAAGACCGCAGGAGTAAGTGCAAACGAGTATATGGAGAATGTCACAAGCTTTTCTGCAAGCTTGCTCACCTCTCTCAGCGGCGACACACAAGAGGCGGCAAAGGTCGCACACACTGCTATGGTGGATATGTCAGACAACGCCAACAAGTTCGGCAGTGATATGCAGTCTATACAAAACGCTTACCAAGGTTTTGCAAAGCAGAACTATACAATGCTCGATAACCTCAAGCTTGGCTACGGTGGAACAAAGTCTGAAATGGAAAGGCTTTTGCAGGACGCTCAGAAGTTCAGCGGAGTTGAATACAACATTGATAACTTGAGCGACGTTTACAACGCTATCCACACAATTCAGCAAAACCTTGATATCACAGGCACAACAGCCAAAGAGGCAAGCACCACCTTTTCAGGCTCGTTTGCAAGCATGAAAGCTGCCGCCAAGAACTTTCTGGGCGTGCTTACCGCAGGGGGCGACGCCGACAAAGCTTTCAGCGACCTGTTAGGCTCGGCAGACACTTTCTTTGACAATGTGAAACGCCTTGCTAAAAGCTTTCTCTCACAGTCTGTGCAGGTGTTTGACACGGCAGTAGGTCAGCTTTTTGAGAAAATGGGCGTTGACGCTGAGAACATCGAGGGCGTTATAGAGGGTGTTCACAACGCCCTTAAATCCATAACAGCGGCAGTTGTGACATTTATTGCGGTGTCAAAGGTATCAGCGGTCACAAAGTCCTTTGAGGGACTTACTCTGCAAATGATACAGAGCAAGGTTCAGGCAACGGCTATGAATGCCCAAATGGCAATAACGCAAAATCTTGCAGCAGGTATCGCCGCAGGTGTCGCACTCATAGGCAGTGCGATAATAAATCATTTTGCCAACGAGATAGACGTCACAGAAAGCAGTATAGTGAATTTGTCCGAGAGCGTCAAACAGTTTTCGGACAAATGTCTTTCCACCAAGAGTGCTGTTGAAAGTCTTCACGAGGAGCTTGCCGACAGCACAGACAGTAATAAAAAGCAGGCTGACTCTTATCGTGCACTCAATGACAGGCTCAAAGAGCTGAATGAAACTGAAAATAAAAGTGCTGATGAAAAAGCCGAAATGCAATCCATTATAGATCAGCTCAACGGCGATATAGAGGGTCTTAATCTGACCATAGATGATCAGACAGGCGGCTTGAAAAACAACACAGCCGCAGTAAGCGATATGCTTGACGCTTATGCGGATATGCAGGATACAAAGGACTTGCAGGATAAGCTTGCGGAGGCTCTGAGAAACCAAGCGGCGGCTCAGAACGAGTATGATGAAGCACTTGAACGATACAAGCAGGCTAAGGCTGACGGTTTGACAGGTGATGATTTTGACGCACTTGCACTGTCCCTCAACACCGCTCACGGTGCACTTACAACGGCAAACAATGACCTTTCCTCTGTAAGACAGTCCATAGAGGAAGCAAACACCGCTCAGAAAGAATTTGCCGACGCTTATGCTCTTACCACAGGCTCGATAGCAGAACTCTCGGAAGAAACGCTGTCGCAGATAAATGACATCTGTGGCAAGTATGCAGACGCATACAAAACCCAGCACGATCTTGTGTTCGGACAGATAGATCTTCTTGACGAGTTCTGTGGAAAGTCAGATGTGACCGCCGAACAGCTCATCGCAAATCTTGACGATAACATAAACGGCTTTACCGACTGGGAAAACAATCTTGCCAAGCTGAAGAAAAAGGTCGCAGACGGCATTATCTCACAGGACTTTTACAACAATCTTGAAGAAATGGGTCCAAAGGGTGCAGGATACGCAAAGGCGTTTGTTGATATGTCAGATAAGGAACTCAAGAAATACTCTGCCAAGAGCAAGGGCATATTTGACGAAATGAATGACTACGTTGACGGAAGTATGAGCAAGATGAAAGATTCTTCTGCAAAGCTCCTTGCAGACCTTGTTGACCTGCCGTCACAAAACTATTACAGTATGCGGACGGCGTATGAAGTACTAGGACAGTACGCCGCAGACGGCTACGCAGACGGCATACAGAGCAGAATGTCATTCGTAAGTGCCACAGTAAATGAAATGGTCACAAGGGGCATAAACGCCGCAAGACTCGCTCAGGATTCACATTCGCCGTCAAGAGTTTTCCGCACGCTGGGCGGATATGTGGGCGAGGGTTATGCGCTTGGCGTGGCTGACGAAACATATCTTGCGGTGCAGGCGTCTGAAAATATGGTCAGGTCTGCGATACAAAGTGCAAGCAAGGTAGATAACAGCATTGACGTTTCATCGCTGAGAGAGCAGGCAGCGGCTCAGACTATGCCCGACACCTCAAACACAGCTATGAGATCGGCTATCCTTAACGCACTGGCAGAATACGCCTCGGTGGGTGATAAGAACAGCAGACAGCCTCTTAACGTGAATGTGATGATAGACAAGCGAGTTGTCGGCAAGGCAGCTGTGGAGGATATAAACTCTCAGACAAAGCTTAACGGCAAGTCGCCGCTTATGTAAGGAGGTTTTCAAATGGCGTATCTTAAATTCGGCGATACTGAAATAGCTGTGCCGACAACGTTCACAATAGATAAGAAAAAAATAATGTCCGACAATGCAGGGCTTGCGTCTACCTGCCGATATGTGGGCGATGTAAAGGGCTTGCAGACCACGCTGCACATAGAGTGGGCAAATCTTAAACCGCAGGAAGTGGCAGCTATAAACAGCTATGTTCTGAATATGCAGGACACTGACTTTCCTGTTACCTATCTTGACGAAACTTTCAACGAGGTCACAGCACGCTTTCGGGCAGAGGGAACGGCATATGAACAGTGGGGCTGGGATAAGAACAGGCAGCTTTGCAAGGTGCTTTCTCTTGACCTTTATGCCTATTCCGGTACAGGTGAGGTGACATAAATGTACACAGTAAGCGACATTGTATCATCAAAGATAGAGAGCTATTGCAGAACGTGGAGAATGGAGCTTGAAGGCAGCGACAGCGTTATTTCGGGGGATAAGATCATATCTGCAAGCAGCACCTCTCAAAGCACCTCGCTCTCCGATGATATAGAGCTTGGTGCAGTGTGTTCGCAGTCTTGGACGTTACAGATAAACGATGCTGAAACACGTTTTCTCGGCAGCGAGTATGACACATATATGTATCTCGTAGACTACGAAACGAACGGCATACTTGCAGGCGAAAAGATACCAATGGGGCGTTTCACCTGCGTGAAGTCGAAAAAGTCGGGCGGCAGTGTTCAGCTGACAATGGCGGACAGATTATATTTTTCCGACAAACCATATGTGCCGCATATCCCTATGCCAAACTGGAATAGATCCGTTGAAGACGACATATGCAGACAATTGGGCTTGCAAAACGGCAATGACTATACACGGGTGCGGCTGCTGCGTGATAAGAACGGCAGACGGCTAAGAGATAACAAAGGCAGACTGCTGTACTCAAAATACTTTTACTTCAAGGTCAGCTCATTGCCAAAGGACGTGACCATGCGACAAATGTTGTCCTATCTGGCTTCTGCTCAGGGCGAGTTTGGGTATGTTGACAGGTACGGAAAGTACGTCCGAAAGTGGTATGGCAAGAGCGTGAAAACATTGGATAACAACACAATAGACCTGCCAACACTGTCAGAAAGGCAGAACGTTATCGTGGGCATTATCTGCAAAGTCGGTGAAGATGTAACGCTGTCGCTTGGTGTGACAGATACAACACGAGGGCGTGTGCTGGAATTTGAAAACCCATACATGACCGAATCACTTTTGCAATCTCTGTGGCGCAGGATAGGAGGTTTTTCGTGGTACACCACTGAGCTATACCACAGACTTGGTGATCCACGTTTCGACATAGGGGACGTGGTGACCTACACCAACGGCGCAGACAGCTATGACATACCAATAACGAATTTAGGATTTACCTTTGACGGCGGACTGAGTGCTGATATTTCGGCGGTAGGTTTGTCGGTAGAAGAACAGCTTTAAGGGGGCGAGATAATGGCTGATGAAAATTTGACATTGACACAAGACATCACAGAAAATGACTATCCTATGCAACACGCAGGTGAGGAAATCGATGAAATACTGAGCCGAGCCGGCAAGATACACTATGGCACTGTGGAATACAAGATGACGAAAGCGAATCCATTGATGCAGATACCGCTTGGACTGACCTTTGCACCTAAACAGGTAATAGCAACGCTACGGCAGACAGACACACCAACACCATATCAGAACTACTGCACCCACGTTTATGGGTCAGGAACGTCATACTATATGAGTGTCTGCATGGGAGCTAATAACGGGCCAACATTGGAAACCGTTCCAACAGGAACATACTATGTTGACTACATTGCAATAGAGTAAAGAGGGGTGATTAAATGACGATAACATTAAATGCAGATTATGACGTAACACTGAACACTGCATTGCTGGGCTATGTCGGTGAAACTAATGCCCGTCCTGTGTCGGTCGAAGGGCTGACAGTAGACGGCGCAGACCGCTATGTGTTAACGATAGACTACGGCGACGGCACTGCCTATGAGGTCGATATCACAGACGGCACATGGACGCCTACTGCTGATATCTTGCGGTCGGCGCAGACAGTCAGCTGTCAGATATGTGCAAAAAAACTGTCAGGCGATGAGTATATTTTAGTTAAAAAATCACGCATTTTCCGTCTGAGAATAGGTGCGGCTATCGGTGATAATGCCGTGCCGTCACCTGATGTGGCGATGGACGCACTAGACCGCATAGGCGCCATAGGTAAACAGGCGCACGCAGATATGCAGACAGCCGTCACCGCCGCAGAAACAGCGACAACGTCTGCTGAGGACGCAAAGAAATCTGCCACAGCCGCAGGAGTATCAGCCGATACGGCAACGCAGGCGGCAAGCCGTGCTGAGACCGCAAAGGCGGCGGCTGAAACGTCCGCAACACAGGCAGACACCGCCATGCAGGGTGCAGAAATCGCACGTCAGCAGGCGGTCACTGCACAGAACGCCGCAAAGATATCCGCAGCCCAAGCATCAACGGCGGCACAGCAAACCACAGCTGATAAGAATATAACAGCAGGCTATGCAAAGACCGCAAAGACCTGTGCTGACAGCACTACAGCAGATAAACAGGCTGTTCAGACGTTGGCAGAACAGGTGACAGCCGACAAGGCTACAGTGGCAGACCATGCCGCTAAGGTCGCAGAGGACAGAACAGCTGCTGAGACTGCTGCACAGACAGCACAATCCATAGCGGATAGTCTGCCTGAGGACTACACTACGGCAGTTGCAAAGATAGCTGAAAACACGGCTGAGATTTCTGCGGTGAAGCTGACGGACAAGGAACTGCAACGTAGGGTAAATGCGTTGTATGACATGGGCAACGGTGTGACACATCAGTTTGAAACTGATAGTGATACGGCATATCAGAAAACTGTTCCTACAGGGGCGAAGCTGATGAGCGTGAAGTCTGTGGGTGGAAAGTCGGTGGTGTGGAATCAGATATTTGAGGCGTATTCTGGCACAAATAATGGCGTAACGGTGACAACCGAAGCAGACGGAACGATTACCCTAAATGGAACTGCTGAATCATCGTACATCTATTTCAAATCCCTTAGTTCAGCCCAAAACAAAATTGGAAAATACATTTTAAAACTGCTGATTCTGAACAATCCCGACAGTGTAACAATGCGTTATGCCTATTTTAACAGAACCATTTCAACACCAACGGCTACTAAGGGTACTGCGGCTGCCCTAGTGAACCAGACTGCAAAAGATATAGAATTGCAAAAAGTAGCTGGACTTTCAGGGTTTACAACAGGCACAGTTTTCAATGATGTCAAAATTAAAATTCAGATTTTCGATTTAACCCAAATGTTTGGCAGTGGCAACGAGCCTTCCACTGTTGAGGAATTCGAATCAATGTTCCCTAACGGTTATTACCCTTACAACGAAGGCGAATTGATGAGTATGAGCGTTAACAACGTGGTAGAACAAGGTAAAAACCTATTCGACTGTTACGGCTTTTCCTGCATAGCAATCTTAAACGTAAATGACGAGCGAAAACTCAACAATAGTTACGGAACAACAATTTCTACAATTGAACCAACTAATAAAATTGTTGTAACACAGTCACAAGCCCCCGAAAGCGTTATCGCACATTCGAATAACGGGTGGTTCTGCGTAGGTATAAAAGGCATGGAACAGTCAAAAAGATATACATTTTCGTTTGACTTTACTACTACAAAAATGCTTATTCAAAATCCTGTTTTACAGATTTTAGTGAATGGAAGATTTCCAGAAGACGCTATCAACATAAGTGAATTAAATGTTAAGAAAAGAGTTTCTTTCACACTTGAATATACTAAAGTTGATGATAGGCAGTATATAGAGCTTCGATTAAGTGGCATGAGTGGTATTTTCGAGAATTTCCAACTAGATGAAGGAAGCACTGCAACTGCATATACTCCGTGCTATACTCCTATATCATACACAATCCCACAAGCAATCCAAAATTTAGACGGTTACGGCTGGAGTGCAGGAACGGCACGAAATTATGTTGACTATGAAAATAAAAAATACTATCAGTGCGTACAAAGTGTGAATTTGGGAACGCTGGATTGGAAATTTAACACGACTTCCGGTGTTGGAAATCATTTCTACGCACTTGCAGACCATCTCAATTTTAAATATCTAGGTGAATTTGGATCAACCATTTATAATGCGTTGTGCAGTAAATATAGAACAGTTGCAAGAAATTCCCACGTATTTGTTGATAAAACACTCGCAATAGACGGAGTTACCGTAGTTTCACAGATTCAGGTCAAAGATACAGCCTACCCCGATGTAACCGCATTTAAACAGGCTATGCAGGGTGTTATCCTATACTACGAACTAGCGAACCCTATAATCACGGATATTTCAACCCTAATACCAGACGACTTCCTGCGGAACATAGAGGTCGAGGCAGGGGGTTCAGTGACATTCAAAAACAGCAATGACAGTTATCGCATACCCGTTCCGTCAGAAGAAGAGTATATCGTGAAGCTGTCAGAGATAGGAGGTAGCGTATGACGGAATTACAGAAAAAAATGGCGGAGAAGCTAGGGTTGACGAAAGATAATTTTGAAAAACCTACAGTAACTGAGCAGGACAAGATAATGGCACAAGTGCTATACACAGCTGCTATGACAGGCACGCTGATAGGCGAGGAGGGCGAGTGATGTATTACAGCATTATTAAACGTTTCTATGATCTGGGCGTGTATTCGTTGGCAAAGGTCAAAGATTTTGTCAAGGCAGGCGTTATAAATCCGGAGCAGTTCAAAGAAATCACAAAGGAGGTATACCATGAAGCAGAAGTTAGCGAAGCTCATTGATGTAAAGTCCATTGTAACACTGTTCTTGACAGCGGTGTTCTGCGTGTTGGCACTGCGCCGCACGATTTCAGCAGATCAGTTCATCACGGTGTTTACTGTGGTGATATCGTTCTATTTCGGCACGCAGTCAGCCAAAAGAAAGTCAGCCAAAAGAAAGTCAGGTGATGACGAGTGACGGAAGCAATTATCGTCGCACTGATAACGGCTGCGTCTGCGGTAGCGTGTCAGCTTGTTATTGCGGCAAACAGCCGTAAGACTATGCAGCAGGCACAGTACGACAGCCAAAAGCTTATCGAGTATAAGATTGATAAGTTGTCTGAGCGTGTGGACAAGCACAATTCCGTTATCGCACGGACTTACAAGTTGGAACAGGACTATGCTTTGATTGATGAGAAAATCAAGGTGGCTAATCACAGGATTGATGATTTAGAAAGGAAGTAATTTTATGGCAAAGACATTTAAGGGCATTGACGTTTCGCAGTATCAGCAGGGCGTTGACTTCAAGAAGGTCAAGGCTTCGGGGGTCGATTTCGTTATCATTCGTGCAGGCTTCGGCAAGTACGCTAATCAGAAAGACCCATATTTTGAGAAAAACTACAAGGCTGCTAAAGCGGCAGGGCTGAAAGTCGGTGCTTACTGGTACAGCTATGCGGCAACTGTTGTGGAAGCAAAGGCAGAGGCTCAGACTTGTATCAACGCTATCAAGGGCAAGACGTTTGAGTATCCGATATACTTCGACCTCGAGGAGCGTTCACAGTTTGCAAAGGGCAGAGCATTTTGCAACAGCCTTGTCAAGACTTTCTGCAATGCACTTGAACACGCAGGCTACTGGGCAGGACTGTATATCAGCCGTTCGCCTTTACAGCAGTACATATCTGCCTACGTCGCTAAGAGATATGCTCTTTGGGTCGCTGAGTACGGCTCACGTTGCAACTACGGCGGCACTCATGGTATGTGGCAGTACAGCTCCACTGGAAGAGTCAGCGGTATCAGCGGCAATGTTGATATGGATATCAGCTATGTGGACTATCCTGCAAAGATCAAGGCGGCAGGGCTGAACGGCTTCAAGAAGCAGGCTATCAGACCGACTAGCAAGCCGACTACAAGCTCCACCAAGAAGACAGTAACGTACACTGTGAAGCGTGGTGATACGCTCTCAGGCATCGCACGGCGCTACAAGACTACTGTTGCGAAGCTTGTCAAGAACAATGGTATCAAGAACGCTAATCTCATTTATGTGGGGCAGAAAATTAAGATTAAGTAGGTAGTAAGACAGCCGTCTCGGAGTGATCTGAGGCGGCTGATTTTATTTTTTTTGAACAAAAATGTATAAAAACATTTACATTTACAAAATTATATGATATAATGTTATAAAT